AAGAAACTTCCGCTTGCCGCATTAACATTAACGCCTTTTAGAATACCCAATACACGCAATGCTTGATTGGTTGTTACATTACTCGGATGTGCCGAGCTAGTTACTGCTGGTCCTGGATTTGCCATGATAGTTTTCCTTTTATATTAGTTAATTAAGCTGCAACTCGGCAGGCGAGTTCTTGATACAAAGGAGCCCAACCATAAAGCACATCAACACGAGTTGGAATCGAGTCATTGTTAATGGTGTATTGACGAACTACACGCATTGACAAACCAATTTCCTTGTCGCTTGCACGACCTGCAAAATGAACGCCCTCTGGCAACTCTAAGTCAGCCATTGCTAAAGTGAACGCATTACGGTGCATAACGATATTTTGTGGGCTTACAACGCCATTGCCGCTTGCATTGTATTGGCTTGCAAAAAACGCTACAGCCGCAGTTGCGCTAGTAGTAGGAATGGATACATTCTGGAACTGGCCGCCTGAAATTACAGCAGGAGAAACAGTTACCGAAACGCTTGAACCTGAAGCTACTGATACAGCCGACTTAACTACGAATGAACGCAATTTGTTCGTGCCGTATGGTTGACGATTTTGTGGGTTAGTTGCAAAAACGCCAGCAATCGTAAAGGTATCACCAGCGTTTAAGTTGATTGTGCCAGTATTAGCAGCAGTCAAAGTAATGGTGCTAGTAGAAGCCCAACCTGAAGTTAAGAAACCAGTTGCAGTTGTAGTAGCTACTGAAGCAGTAACGGTAGAAGCAGAAAAGTTACCAAAAGTCTGTGAAACGATATTTTGGTCTAATTTCCAATCCATACCTGAACTGTCGCGACCCATCAAGCCTTTTGTATACTGGCTCGAAATCTGAGCAGTAGGAACAAACAAGCCTTTTAAGCTGTCAACAATGGTAGCTGATGTGAATGGCTCAACGATACAAGCTCTGCGGCCATCACGAGGTGCGCCTTCAGAATCAAGATAAGCCTGTGCTTGCAAATAAGTAATCAAGCCAGTTGGAGGAGTTCCTGCTGTGCCAACAATGTTAGCAGTTTGTAATGCGGCAGTTGTCGTACCATCAAAGTCGATTTTGTTAGCAATAGCAGCTACGGCTGGTTTCAAGATACGGTCAGAGAACATATCTAAAGAAAGAGCCAAATCTTGAGTGGTAAATTGCGTGTCCACATGGAACTGAGTTGAAAGGGTAACTGGTACTGAGGTCTCGTTTAAGTCCTCAACATTCAAAGCAGGACCAGTAGTACCAATAAAACGGCCAGGTCTACGGACATTAACTGTTGCGCCAATCTTTGCACCAACTACAGCGAACTGGTCGTCATAGTTACGGTCAACTTGACTTGAAAAAGTCAATTCATTTTCTAGCACCATGAGTGCTTCATTAGTAATTTTACTAATGGTAAGTAAGGTATTTGCCACGATAAGTCTCCAAAAAAATTAGGTTTATCAGCGTATCTTCTTAGCTAATCTGGCGGCTTTCCATTGTGCATATGAACCATAGAATTCACCATTGGTGTCTATGAGAACATCTGCTCCTGCTTTGCCGCCTTTCAAAGGACTAATAGGCGCTGGTGCTTTACTTCTAGTAGCTGTTTTAGCTTCCACTTGAGGAGCTTCCTCAAACTTGGCTTCCAATCGACCAATTTCTTTAAGAGCTTTAATAGCTGACATTTGAGTCAGTTTCGTAGCATATTCATCGTCTGCGGCTAAATGATAGAGAATTTGTGGACCGACATCGGATTCTAAGATTGCATCTCGTACAGCATCACTTACAACTGTGGTGCTACTAGCTACAATTTCATCAAAGTCAGGCATTTCTGCTTTAGCTTTGATAACCTTTTCATTCCAAGCCTTGTTTACAACTTCTCTTTCAACTTCTGCCCTACGCTGTGAATCTGCTATGTCCCTATCTCGTAATGCCTTTTCTGCTGACCATTCTGCTAATGCTTCTGCATATTCAAAAGCATCATTAAATTGGCCTGCTTGTGGCTTGTCTGTAACCTCGGCTGTTTGGGCTATCGGTTGCGGAGTTGCCTTTGCTTCTAAATCTCTTAATCGACTCTCTAATTCAATAGCACGAGCTTCAGCTTGTTCTGCTCGCTTTGTTACCTTAGAAAATCGTTTCTCAACTTTGTCTTTTGGTGCATCTACTTTAGCTTCTTCCTCTGCTATTGGTTCACTCGAAGATTCCTCAATTTCTGGCTCTGCTGGAGTTTCCTCTACAACAGCCTCAGATTCTTGGTTATCCGCTAAACCTAATCTTTCTGCATAGTATTCTGCTGCGTTTTCACTTGTTACTACATTACTTGCTTCTTTTACTTCAGCCATGATTTCCTCAAGCTCCAAAGTTATACATCAAATTATACTAATAAAAAATAACTGTCAATTATTCTTTTTCCGATTTTTCTTTATTAATTGCTTTATTTAACAATTCTTGATGCTGTTTTAATTCATTTTTACTCATTTCTTCATACATATTAGATGGCTTTGGTACTGGCTTTCCTGACCTTCTAGCCATTTCCGCTTCCATCCATTCTGCTCTGTTTTTACCTGTAATTACTGGCATACATCCTCCGATTAAATTGCTCTCTCAATAGCTTCACCTTCTACTGCGTTTTCTGAACTTTGGTCAATTCTAGCCAAAATAAGGGCTAAACGAGCTTTCATACGCTCAATTTCTTTTCTTGTTTCAGAGTCTAGAACAGAATCATGTGCTTGGGTAGATGTTCTAAGCTCGGCATCAGCCATACGAGCATCGACATCCATTTTCTTACGCTCAGTCTCAGCCTGTTGCTTCTGTTGCTCAATGGTTGCATGATATTTCATGTCCATTTGCATAGCTTGTAACTGTTGTTGTAACTGTTGAATTTGTTGCTGGCCTTGGGCAATCATCATTTGCGCTTGTGGTGGCACTTCTGACTTCTCATCAATTTGCGCCAACGGATTAGCTGCGGCAAGCCTATCAGCAATAATGTCAGCGCCAGGAAAATCCATATTCCTAAAAATTAAATCGCCAGCTTGCTTCATTAAGTCAGGGTCTACTGCAAGCATGGAAACCATAGATTCTACGGCTTCCTGTCGTTTCGAGTTATAGCCTGGACCTGTTTCCATAACAACATCGTATTCGCCAACGGTTACATCATTTAATAGCTTTTCAACGCCTAAATCATCAATGCTAGGTTGGTTGACGGTAACCATTTCACCTTTGCCATCAGCACCAATGATGCGTAAAGCTCGTTGTTTGTCGTAGATTTTAGGTATCAGGTCAAGAATAATCCTACCAGTTTGCCGAATGGAACGAGTCAAATTATCGTAATAATGGAAGTTGGTCATGTCCACTTGCGACTGCTGGCCTTGAATAGCCTTGCCTGATTGATTGCCTTGGGGAAGCTGACTAGGGTCATAGATTCCCACAACTGCCATTAAATCTGAATTCAGTCCTTGTAAAGCTGTAACCATTCCTGTTGGAGGTGGCTCTGGCTGAAGTCGGGTTGGAGGAGGAGCCATTCTGCCCTCGCTGTCTGTTTGCTTATAGCGCAATACAGGCATCGATTTAATATTGGCTTGATTCCACTCATCTTCATGGCCTTCATCTTGCCCTTCAGCTACTAGCCATTTAGCTTTAGGCGCTAATGCTACTGATTCTGTAAGCGCTGTTGACCAGAAGTTATACATACGCTGTGGGTCTTTAGCCATACGAGTAAGGCCAAACTTCTTCTTTTTGCTATCAACAATTAATTGCTGACCATAAACAGGCACGACAGGAATGTATTTACCAGCCCAATCAGAACGCTCAAGTATCTGCATACCTGTTAGCTTTACCCATTTAACTTCTTTTTTAACTGTTTCCCTACGACTAACTTCATAAATACCAGCAGCCAGCATTAAGTCCTGGCTTGGCATTTCATCAGAATATACGGTGCTACCATCAGATAAAAGCACTAATTTGGTACGAGTATGAACGGTATAAAAGTATTCGGCTATGCGAATATCTTCTTTCGTAATCCATTCGGACTGCGAATCACCTGTGCCTCTAGGTGTAAACCCTGCATCCGACTCAGCATCA